TTGCTTCTTCAACTTGATGTTGATTATGCTCAAAAATTAGGAAATCCCAACGTGCCCTTCCTCCGGCAGCAATAAAACTACGCATTGCTCGTTCTACATTATCCCATACAACACCCTGCCTGTATAGATGATTAGTGTCACTAAGACCATCCACGCTAAAAATAACAGTGCCCATCCTGCCGTAGATTTTGGCCAATTCAGCCCACCATGCTTCATCTCTTGCTCCTGCGTTTGTATTCATGCTGAGCCACATATCTTTGTTGTGTTCTCTAAAATATTTGAATATTTCAAGTGTATCTCGTGCAACAATAGGATCTCCTAAATTGCCACACATATACATTGTTTTTAATTGTGCAATAAACTCTGGTTCAAATATACGTTTACAATCTTCTAGTGTAAGTTCATTCAAATCTATATGCGGATTTAATGCGCCTCCGTTTTGATTACGATCACACATAGGGCAATTAGCCTGACAGTTTTGTGTATTTTCTAAGTGTATACTTCTTATATCTTCATACTTATACATAATATTTGCCTATAAAATTTAAAATTTCTTCATTTGTTTTAGGTCCGATATGCTGATTATCAAACGCTGTGTCTAGTCTGATAATGTGAGATACATTAAAAGCAGCAGCAGTAAAATCCTCTAAGGCAAATTCTACTGTTTTAATGTTAAATAAATTTAACATTTTTATAGTTGTTTCCTTTGCCCATAAAGAATTATATTCTATTAAATTTCCATATCGCATTAAAGATTTAAATATTTTTGATCTGCCTCCTTCTGCAAGTATGCTTGCAACTGAAGGTGTATTACCTTCATAAGGAAAACATAGTCTCATTTGCTTTGGCCATTGTATAACAACTAATTTAGGTAATTTTATTTCAGATGTTACTAAATTTAAAACATTCATTAGAATAATATTTGTACTGCCGCCGGAAATTCCTAAATTATACACTGGAATATTTAATTTATCTTCTAACAAATTACTGTATCTTTCTTTTTCATATTGAAACAATCCGTATGTATTACTGCAACCGAATGCTAATGCGTAGTCATTGTTAAACTGAAATTCTGGTGTTCTATATCCAAAAGTATTTGTGTTATAATATATAGGATTTTTTGATAGATTTGCATAGTGCCAATTATCGCCTCTACGTTTTTTTTGCTTGTTCCAAGTATGTTCGTCTACAGAATTATCCCAATTCTTAATAGACTTTTTAATTCCAACTTTAAGAAAAGGACTAGACATTTTGACTCCTTGCATAAAGTAATAATGCTTCCTTTAATGTATTTTTTCTGCGACTAAGTCTATATAATTCTAAATTATATTTTAAAGCATAATGCATTTCTTTCCGTATTTCTAATAAACTTGCTGTGTCATATTTTTTAAGTTTGTTTAAGTTATCAACAATTATTTTTATTCTGTGTTCAATAGGATAATCGTTATCGTAGCTTTCATTCCACCAATACTCAAAAGTTATATATCCTTTATTCCTTAATTCTTGTATTATGCCAGGATTACCTAAAGTCATAAAAGGCATTCCAATACCCAACGGTTTATAAACTTTTTCACTGAGCAAAAGTCTATCATTTTCCACATCGGTCTCTGTATTTAAGAACAAAAAACTTTCACTACATTCTTTTGGAACAGAGTTGGTAGGCATTGTACTACTCAAATCCGTTATATCTAATACATCAAATTTCATTCTATCAATTTGAGTATTTGGATACATTTTTTTATAAAATTGGAATTCGTCAAATACATTTCCCCAAGTATTATAACCGTCGTGAAAAAGATTTTTTGCTATCAATTGATCTAATAGTAAACAACGATGGTATCTAGCTACTCTAGTAAGATTTATATATAATTTTTTTGGATTATATTCAACTACATCGTCGTAAGGTTGAAAACGATTCTTCCATCTATCATCGTAAAAAGATTTTCCGTGTTTGCTGTCAAATTTTTTATCAACTGTAACAGCAAAAAATTTTATATAAGGATATTTAACAATAAAGTAATCAAGGGTCTCGGCGTGTGTTTTTGGACATTCCATAATTTCACCAATGCACACATGAACATTAGGCAAAGACAAAAAATTTTTATTTTCGTTTAAAAAAATGTCAAATTTATTTTTCCAACGTTCCACTTTTTCAATTTTGTCATTTTTAATGTAAGGAACTTGAACAATATAAAATTTATCTTCTCTGTAAGTTTTTGTGTAATCAACTTCGTCAACACTATCGTTGAAATCTGCAATTACATCCATTAAAATATAATTATACCAAGGAGCACGTAAGGCACGGTTATAAACTGTTATACCTCTATCATCAAAAAATTCATAATGTTTTTTGCCGAGGTATTTCATTACAATTTTAGTCATCTAAAATTAACCTAACATCTTTTCCAGGACTTGTTTTGCTAGGTAAACCTCCATACTGCTCTATGTACCATTCAATAACAGCCTTATACCAGTTTTGACTGTTATGATGTGCTTTTTTATTAAACTGCCAAATATTGTTATTTGTTGCTTGCATTGTGCTCAATGCTCTAGCACTTTCTTTTTGTAATTGTCTTACATCTAAATCATTTATATCCAATTTTCATAAACCTTTTATACTGTGTCAAATCTAGTTCACCTTCATATAAAACATTAGACATTGGTGTTTTTTTGCTAAATTCTTCTAACGTTTTGCTGCAATTAACGTGTTCTTTAATTTCAAAATAATTATTATTTTGTAATACTATTAGTTGACCTGGAATAATTTTACTATACCAATCTTGAAAATCTTCAATATGTTCAGTGCTGGTATTTATAATTGTATTAGGATAACTCCATAGAGTTTCAATGGTACCGTTATTTTTTTCTACGTCATATATGTGTTCGTCAAATCGTAGTTCATGTATGTCTTGTGTACAGGATTTAAATTTCCATTCGTTTATAATCCAAGGTTTGTTAAAAATATTTGAAATTTGTAAAGTACTTGGGTCTATATCGAAACTTATAATTTCATCTACATTAATGTCAGATTCAAAAATCATAGTAGCTAATGTTGCATACCATCCTGCACATAAAAATACAACACCTAAATCTCTGTTAATTTCTTTTAATTTTTCAACTAGCCATTGTTTACTTTTTATTTGTCCTCTGCTGAGGCAATCTTTATCAAATTCAATATTATTTGTTATTAGATCTTTTAGAGCTTTTACAAAATGACTATCTGTATGTTTTTCTAGTATCCTAAACATACTCCACATATTGTCATCTAATATTAGTTTTTTTAAATCTTCGTCGCCAATCATTCTAAAAATACTGTGTATATTATTTTCGGTTACTGATTTTCTTAAATCTTCGTTTCCTGGTAGTAATCTAAATAAACTGTGTAAATTATTTTCTAAAACTGCTTTACGCAAATCTTCCAAATCGCCTATGCATCTTTTGTTTTCAACAATTCTAAAAATACTATGTATATTATTTTCTAAAACAGCTTTACGTAATTCTTCATTGTCACTTAATTTCAGAATGCTATGCAAATCTTCATCAACATATGATCTACGTAATAATTCGAAATTTGTATCGTTTTTATTTAATATTTCAAATCTATCTAGTACTTCAAATATTTCCATCAAATTTTTCCTTAAGCCAATCAAAGTCATTAATTAAACGTAATTCATCTGGTTTGTTTTTGTTTCTTGCGCCATATGATGCACCTGCTTTTGCTCCAATAAGAGCATATTCTCCAAATTTAGGATCACCTTCAATATATGTACACCAAGTTCTTAAACGTTCATTTGTTTCTTGGCTTTTTTGCCTATCAATTACTTTACTACTTAGTTTACAACATTCTCTAAAAGCACTCTTCCACGTATTAAAAGGATCTGTGTTAAAGGCTGTAACGTTAGATATTTTATTCATTGCTACAAATTTATCACTAACACTTGTTGTCATATCTGGTTTACTTACATCCATAACAAGAGTTTTTTCTGTTGGAAAAAGTTTCACTCCGCCATATCCATATACTAGTCCATTAACTGGATTCATACTGCGCCATACGTGTACGGCTTGCTTATTGTGATGTTCTGGAATATAATCAAAAGAAAATTCGTCTGTTAGTTGTGCATCACCATCTATGATCCAAAACATATCAGTTTCACACAAACTTGCAGCAGCAATATGAGCTTGATGTATTCCTTTGACACCGTGTATACGTTTTACATCTGGAAAACGTGCTAAAACACGTTCATAATTTTCATCAGCATTAGGTTCATTGTAACTTATAAAAACTTTATCAAAATTTGAGATAACAGGTTTACTTGCTTGAATAGGTACGAATTTTTTGTTTATATAAAATCTTGCTTTTAATTCACCAGGTCCATGATGACTGTTTTTTGGCATTAAACACACACCGTCATAAAAGTCACCATTCTTAAATACGTGAGTATATGTGTTGTTATATTCATCAACTGTATAATTAAAATCAAAGTCTTCGTCAACCACAAGGTTATCATAAACAATCCAAAGCATTTTTGTAAGACTTTTACGTTTTGCTTGTGGAACATTTTCAGCATATTTTGCTGTGGGAAATCTAGTTTTTAGTTTTGTGAATTGTAACTCAGACGGATTGCCAATATAAAAAATATCATACATACAGTAATTATATGAGATTTGTATTCTAATGTCAATATTAGATTTTAGATAAATATTAGGACGGAGGACGTTATGGCAGATTTTATACCAGGTGAAGCATATAGATTAGATATCGTTGGAGCAGACGAATCAGTAATTGTAGATAGTTGGCAAGGACAAGTAAAAGCAGATGTTGTATCATCAAATGGATTGATACAAGTTGATGTTTCAACAGGTAAACTTTATGGACCAATGGTCGGTAATATAGAAGATACCGAAGGTAATGTAGTTTTCAATTTATCAGCACAAGTTTTAAAATCCGATCTAGAAGGTAGCGTGTATGATACAAGCGGTCAAATCAAACTTATCGACGGTATGACTGCTAGAGTTATAGCACCTGTTTATGGTAATGTTGTTGACAGCGAAGGTACAACTATTGTTGATACTGCAAATAAAACTATAACTGCAACTACGTTTACTGGCGATTTTTACGGAGATTTGCACGGTAACATTACAAGTGACAGTGTTATATATGGTACATTTAGCGGCGACTTCAACGGTAACGCTTACGGTGAGTTTTTTGGCGACTTAGTTGGAGAGCACACGGGCGATGTTATTGGAGATTTAACTGGTAACGTTACCGGTAATGTAACAGGTAATGTAAATGGACATTTACTTGGTGCTAATTTGAATACAGCAGAAGGTGAACCTCCTGAAGTAAAAATAACAAATTTAAACAACACAATCGAACATCCACAATATAGCTTTTACGGCGGCTTAGAACATCATATTGATCCTGATCCAGGTGCTGTTGCAAACGGTCCTATTGTTTATCTAGGTGATACTAGAGCAGATACTGCACTACGTGCTCATGTACATCATTATAACGGACAAGAGATTATCAAGTTACATGATCCGGTTGATCCTACCAGCGAAACAGCACCTGCTACTATTAGAGGACATTTTGATGGAAACTTTATATACAGTGACGTAAATGGTGCACAGGATGCATTAACTGTTAGTGAACAAGGCACTGTGTTACACGCTGTAAACGGTGTTGTAACAATTGGTGGCTATATTACAGATGCAATAGATTGCGATATAAATATTTTCTCAGATGCAATCACAGTGGAAACAAGTGCCGATGAAGAATTTTTAAATGTCAAAAACTACAATGGTACAGTAAATGCAAAAACTGCTATAGGAACAGATAATCCACTTGCAATTATTTCAGGTGAAGGTTACAATGGAACAAACTTTGTAACTGGTGGCTTGTTTGGTATCTATGCAGATGCAGCACCAACTGATACTCATGTAGAAAGTAAATTTGTTGTTAGCTTACCGAAAGGAAACGACAATCACAGTCAAACAAATCCAAGACGTTTGAGCTTTGACGGTGACGGTGTATTGACAGTGCCTGTATTTAAAGCAAGAGGCACTACTTTTGCAGACAGAGATTCAATGACAGCAGAAGCTGGCATGATTATTTTTAATCAAAATACAAATAAATTCCAAGGCTACACAGGTAGTTCTTGGGTTGACTTACACTAAATTTATGTTATAATAAAAACTAAAGATTCGGAGGTGTTTTCAGAATGATCTATATTGATGGAATAGAATATCTAGAAAGTGATAACGATCACGTAAGATCCGCAGTTATTAACTATCTTGAAAACTGGAATATTACAGTAACTACCAGCGGTACAACTGGTAATCCAAAAACATATCAACACAGTGCAGAACTAATGCGCAAAGTTGCAGAATACAATGCAGAATATTTTATGCTTGATTCAAACAGTAGTATGATGGCATTATACAATCCTAGAGGCATTGGTTTTACAAGTATGAGTTTGTATCCTTGTCATGTTGCAAACTGTGATACATTTATTGAGACAACAGTTGCAAATCTACCAGATAGAATACGTGAAGTGCAGCCAACAAATATGTTGATACTTCCTAATGTTTGGAAAACTTGGCATAGACACAAAAAGTGGCAAAACTTGGATTTGAGCTGTATGAAGCAGATGCAAGTAGGCAGTGATATTACACCTACAGGACTTATGGAAGATTTGCGTTCAAAAGGTGCGCAACAGGTTAACACAGGTTACGGCAGCACAGAAGTACCTCCTATCATTATGAGTACAGAACGCCAAGACGTATATAAGTTAACCGATATTAATCCTAACATCGAATACAAGTTTGAGAAACACGATGATGGCACAACTGAGTTTTGTTGTAAGTACAAAAATCAAACAGAATGGTGGAACAGTGGCGACCTAGTAGAGTTTACAGACACAGATGAGTTTGCACTATCGGGACGTAGATTTAATGCATTCAAAATGGAAAACTGTGGTGACAGAGTTTATCCAGAACAAATCGAAAAAGTTGCTATTGAAAATGGTGCAAGTTTAGCACTATGTAGAAAAGTTGCACACGAATGTGTTGTGTATTACACAGGTGATTTGGATATTACTAAGTTTACAAAACAACATAAGTGCGCATACGAAATCACAGCAAAAAAAGTAGACGAAATCAAAGTAGACGATAATCTGCGTAAGATTGATAGGACACAAGTTTTTGTATAGACTAGAAGTTTACGACGGTACACAGGATTTAGAAGATTGGTACGAAGGTGCTGCTGCTAGAGGCTTTTACAACAACCATAACAAAACAGTGCTTATTGATTATATTGATAAGCACGAAGATGCTACACTAATACTTTTATATTATAAAGACAGAGTAATAGGCACAACAATCACACACAGTTTGCGTCAACTAGGAATATTAGGTAAAGATGCACATCGTATTGCTGCACGTACAGCATTGCTTATTGAACGTGTGGATGACATACGTGGACACAAAGTACACAACAATGATCGCAGCCCAATGAATCATCACACAAGTCAAATGCTAACACCTGCTTGTTTTTATTACTTAGGGCTAGACAAGCCTATGTATGTAAGCACAAACAACTTAGAGACAGCAAGCCAACGTAAAGTGCATAGAACTTGGGCAAAGATTATGCATAGACACAAATATCTTAAAGATCCTTTTGAACTAGAGTACAAAGGTGCATTTCAAACATTTTGGAAAGTAGATGTTGAACACTGGTTAAATGATTTGTCTAAAGTGCAATGGCCCGAATCAAAACAAGTGCTAGACGTATTTGCTGCACAACTCAAAAAAGTCTGACATTTCTGGAAACACTTGTTTGTGATCAACTCCACGTCTGCGTCCTTGTTCTTTAAAGAAGTTGTGGAAATCTCTACGTCCTTGTATAACTTTTTCTAACGGATATTCTGTTGTATCCATGTAATCAACAACACGTCTAAACTTTTCATATTCTATAGTGCTAAATGCATCTTTGCGATTGTCATCTACATTTTCTTTTATAAACTGCAAATGGTCACGCATATAAGTCATATAGTTGTTTGGCAGTATATTAATATCATATTGTAGAGGCTCTTTAAGATGTGGTGTATCAAAACCCAAACGTTGCCATCTGTGTGTTTCTACATCATTATACTTGGCACGCCATTCTAATATTTTTTCTAGTAGTGTGCGGAATGTTGTTACACTGAATATGTTAAACGTAATCATCAACACCATAGGTGCTTCACAGTTACGCATAAAATAATCCAAGTTGCGTTCAAAAACTTCGATGTCTAATCCGTCACGTATGTATTCTGCACGTTTACCCCAAGTGTCAATACTTGTAAACATTTTAAAGCGTCTAATCTTGTTGTTTGTTAACAGGTCATTTACACGGTTTGTAAACTTTTCTAACTGCTTTGGTTTGCCACCTAAGTTGCTGTTACAGTTTAATTCAAGTTCTGGCTTAGGGTCTGCGTCCAACATATCAAACAGTTTATATGTGCTTTTTTGTATTGTAGGCTCACCACCTGTAATACGCAATATGTGTAACTCTTTACTTAATTCTGGCCACCAGCGCCAAAATGCATCTAAATACGGATTGTTTTCTTCTTCAAATATTTGAAACCAATCAATGTCGCATCTATGGTTTTTTACGTTTGTATATGGGCCATGTTGTTTGATTTCTTGATAATATCTACTGCTGGCTTTTGGATGACAGTATCCACAACGGAAGTTACACTCATTACCAAAACTAACTTCTAAGTATTCTGGATTTACATCAAACTCTGCACCACCTTCTTTTACAGCGTTTAGTCTATGTTTAAAGAAGATAGTTTGATTACGCTGTTTTCTATCACTTACGTAATCTTTGCCAAGTGCTTCAATCTTCCAACAATAGTTACAACCAGTAGGTTGTTCGCCACGCATCATTGCAGCACGTTCTTGCTTCTTTTGCGCTGTGTTGTGTATTGCACTTGGATTTTCTAACAACGGTGCTGTGTCAATCTTATGAGGAGCAGGATGATAACAACTGTGTGTTTCACCTGTTTGGAAATATATATTGGCATGATACCATTTAGCAAAACAAAACGTTGGTGATATTTCTTGTGTTATACCATCAATGCGTTTAATTTCTTCGCTTTCGCTACGCTCCATTATTGTTCTCTATCTAAAAATTTTCTACTGTTGTCTCTTACAGGATTTTGGTATACATTTTTAAAGAACATACTTTGTTGTGCGTTTAAAGGATCTTCAGCAATGGGTATATTTAATTCTTCAATTAATTTTTCGCCTAAATAATTAGTATCCAATTCCATGCTTTCTTCATCAAATTCACCTTTTTGATCCCAATATTCATTAAGCCATTCAAAATCACGTACATTAACATAATCCCAATCTGTACACATAGTTTTGTACAAACCTTCTCTAGCACCGTATATAGCCCAACGTCCGTTTTCAACGTCTGCACCTACCATTAACCAAATATACAATCGGTGTAAGTTTTTCCAGTGATTACGTTTAAATCCTTCATAGTCAGGACGAACACCTTGATCTAATGCCATTTTAACGCCTTCACGGAAACCAGCACGCCACGCCTGATGAGGTGTAGCATTGTTATATATCATACTATATGTTCCGTTCATTTGTACATATTCAGTATCCCAACAAAAATCTACCTGTGCGTGTGGATTATCTTTTGGAGCATTTTCGTGTGTGCGCATATTTAAAACATGACTCTTAGGCCAACATTTAATTCCGCCGTTTCCATACGCTAATCCGTTGATTATATTTTCAGCAGTCCAACTAATAACCTTATTAGTTAAATCAGTATCTTCATCAAAGTTTATAACCTGTGACAAAAAATCATCTCTAATTCTATTATCACCATCTACGGTAATAAATCTATCTGTTGTAGATTTTTCAGCAGCAGCTTTGTGTGCGCTATCACTACCTTTTACACCATGTACTCGTTCGGCCCAAGGAACCTTACTACATAAGTCTGCAAAATTTTGTTCTGCATTTGGTTCGTCATATGACAAGTATATAATATCGTAATCAACAACTCTGAATGTGCTAGGCATCAACTTCCTCTAGATAGTAAGAATCAAATCTACGTGTAGTATACACAGAAAACGGTGTTCCGTCAAATTCAAAATCTTCTGAAAATGGCACAAAATTTCCATCTGTAAATTTTATAAGTCTATATAATACATTTGGATCATTCTTTTTTGTAATGCTAAAATAATACTTTGAAAGATCTATGTTAATATTTTGATCTAACAATTCTGATTCAAATTTATCATCTAACATTATATGCCAACTTTTGTTTTTATTATTTTTAGTTAGAATTACTTGTTTCTCTTTCGGAATAGCAGTGGGTATTTCATATAGAAAACTCCACATTAATTTATCCTCGTCTATTTGCTTTGTATTTTTTATACTGTATTTTTTCTCGATAAAATCAAATTCTACTTTGTGTTCAAGAAGACTTAATTTTCCTGTAATAAAATCTTCAACTTCTTCTATATCAACTTCTAAAAATTGAAATCTTTTGTCAGGCTGGTTGCTTATTTTGTAAATTGTTCCATCGTCTTCAAAACATACAAATCTTTTTACATTCATATTCCTAAGACCTTTTCATATTTTTTAATTATGTCATTAGTAACAAAATCTTTTTCGGTGTAATGAAAGATTCCATTTTGTTGATAATTTCCAATTTTCAATTTTAGATCGTCGTCTAAATATACACCTACTCTGTCTTGCCATCTAACTGAAAAATTATCGTTCCAATTTTGACATTTTGGTTTCATATGCACAAAACTAGGATATTCACTTTTATTATTTGTAATCAAATGCGTATTATCTAGTAATAAACTTGCTATAGATGCTGTTAAATCCATACTTGGATTGTTTAAATGTTTTAGCTTGTTATTTACTGTTTTATAAATTGATTGCCAATTATTTGTTATTAATTCAAGCCAGTCATTAAACTCGTGTGCTAAATCTGATTTTTTAAAATAATGAAAACCACTGTATAAACTTGGAATATTGTTTAGGTAAAAATGGTTGTATCTATAATAGTTTTTATCAGGAATCACTTCTCCTCTATATGTTGTAACTTTGCTAGTATAAAATAAATCGTAATTTTCTAAATAATCAAACCAAAAAGAAATGTCATCTAATACCAGCATATCTGTATCTATCACTGCTGTGTTTTCATATGGTATAGCGTGATAAATTTTCCATCTATTACTAACTTTCCAATCTTCGTTTTCAGCGTGATCGCCCCAAGGAATTTCCACTATATGATCAAACACCTGCTTGTATTTTCGTGGCACTGGATCATTTGTAATTAAGCATACACTGCTATTTTCATTTGTAACTTTAATACTCATTGCAGCTAAGTATGCTTGACGCACGTAGTCAAAATTACTGTTTTGGGCAAGCATAGTAAAATTATTGGTTGTCAATTATTCTCTCCAAGCTAAACTTATTCATTATATGACAATTACTGCCTTTGAGATTTACTGCTGTATACTCACCAAAACGATTTGTTTTTTGTACAAGAATTTTTATTTCATCTTCAACTATATCAAGTAAAACATCTTTGTCAATAGCATAAAATTTCTTGCCTGGAAGTATACCCGCAAAGTCACCAGATTTGTATCCATTCATTATGTGTAGCGCAATGCTAAAAGCAAAATCATTTCTATATACAGTTGTACGGAATTGATACATACTTCTATAATGCATATAATTTTCTTTAATATGCTTTACTAAATCAAAAAACATTTTTGTTTGTTCTGATTTTTTAAAATAAAATACAGTAGCCCAATAAAAATCTATGCTGGTATCACTAATACGTAAAAATTCAGATGTTCCTGTGTGTATACCTACGTGGATTGCATCCTTGTAAAGTAACAATTCCTTCTGTTGTAAAAAGCAATTATTTAAAATATCATTACTAATAACGTAATCAGTATCCATTACAATTGTTTCATCATAAGGAGTAAGGTAATATACGTCTGCCCTATCGGTATTTAGAAAAGATGTTATCTTATTATATAAGTCACCGTCGTGATGTCTTTTTGTCGTATTATGATAATTTTTGCTAGTCGATTGAATTACAGTATCAAACAAATTATTACTATTATCATAGTCAGAGGTTGTAACAAGACTGACTGGTAAGTTCAAATACTTTTGTATTCTTTTTGCTAAAAATTCAGCTTGTTTTATATAGTTTAGTGTACCGTTGTTGTTAGCAAATAACAAGACGCCTTTTGTCATAAATTTATAATACTTTCAACAGTTCTGTTTTTTTTCAATTTGTTATATTCAACAAAATATTGGTTAGTTGCTTCAAAATATTTTGTGTATAATTCAGCACTAAAATTTGCAACATTATCTACTTCAATCGGTATACTGTTATCATCAATCAAGATTGTTCCATCCTGTTCTAAAGTTACTAAACTTTGACAAAAACTTATAAGTTCTTGTGTAACTGTAAATTGTCCACCGTTATAGTAGTATACTAAATTTTCTTTATATTGCTCTCTTAACAAACGTTTTTGATTGTTTAGAGTAACCATATAGTTACTGTGGTCTAATGCTTTTTGAAGACGTTCGTCCATATATACCTCCTAGATATGTTATAGTATATATTAAACTATTTGTATTGTCAATTATAAATCGGAATCTTTTGTTCCGGTTGGAACATCAAGCACGATTCCATTGTAAGTTACACCATCGTATACAAATGTACTGTTTGGTGTTTTTGTGTAAACTGTGCTTGTAATAGTTGCTCCTACACTTTCATCTGCAGGAGCACCTTGTTCACCAAATTCTTGTTGATATCCAGTCCCTGTATCACCGTCGTCAAATTCAATTCTAAATTGTAACTGTGTAGCACTGGCTAATGCACTATTAGTTCTAGCATAAATTCTAAAAAAGTTATCATCGTAGATCTGGCTTACAGGAATACCTCCAGGATTACCACCTGCTCTACCGCCGCCTTGTTTCTCAAATATTTTAGTCCAAGTAGCACCACTACTAATATTAGCGTTACTATATCCTGTGCCCGAACCAGGACTAATTGCTTCACAAATCCAATCTGTTTGATTTCTACGTCTGAATCTTACAGTTCCGCTGTCACTTAAAACTTGAGCCCAATCCCAATCCTTACTATAAAGAGTGCCTGTTGTGCCTCCTGTTGCACTAGATTGAAAAAGTATTTCTCCGCCGGCTGCTAAGAAGTAAATTAATTCATTATGACTAGGAAAATTTACTGTAACTTCGTGCCTAATTACTTTTACGGCATCTGCACTACCGCCCCAATTTGCTGTCCTTTGACTAGATGTGCTTACTCCGCCACTGGTTTCTAACGGCTCTAATCCTGTAAAACTACTGCTAGGAAATTCTGTAGAAGCATGATTAAATGCTAAAACTGTATCAGCAATAGTATCTAAATCTAATTTATGCTGCCAAGCAATAAGATCTCTATTAGATATATCTGCAAAATCTGGATAAGTTAGTTTACCTTCAAATTCAGTAGGATCGATATCACTTGCTAAACTTGCATAGCAGTGATTATGTCCTGCCTGTAAATCTAGCCATAAATTAAAATGTTGTTGTTCGGTAACCGTATCACTAACCCCTGGAGTACTGCCTCCAACTACATTGTCACTTGTAAAATTCCTACCATATCCTCCAGATGTAGTAAGAGGAGTTGTTAAACTACCATAATCATTATAGACAGAAACATTGCCTAAACGTCCAGCTATTAATTCTCTAATTGCATTATAATGTGATGCTAGTATCGGGGTATTTACAGCCATTATATTTCCTTTTTTAACATTTTAAACTATGCACACAAATTTGTCAAATTATAATTCACTTGTCTTACTATATGAAGGTGCAGGTGTATTTACATAAGTTCCGCTTGCTCTTAGATGAGAAACTGAACTTGTTAATATACCTGAAACATATTCGTCTGCGCCCCCTGATCCTACATCAAGATCACTAAAAACTATATTAAATGTTATTTCGTTATCGTTTTTTTCTTTAGCTTCAATATACCATTCATTTTCTGCATAAGTTCCGCTTGGATCAGCTTCTTTAAGATATATTCTTTGATAGGTATCTGTCAAATCTTCGTTGCCAATTGCGTATGCAGTACCACTTCCTGTTGTTGCAGTAGCAGCTCGTCCAAATTGTATTTGCCCACTGTTTGTAAGCATTGTTTCCCAATCTTGGTTTTTAGATAAATCATCACCAGAAACACTACTAATATCAATGCTGGCATTAAAACGTATTTGTCCACCAGCATTGAAAAATGCTCTCCGTGCATTTGCATCTGCAAAACCTACATCAATAGTGTGATTAATTGTTTGTGGTGTTGCTGTGCCGCCCCACGGCGTAGCTGAACCATTTTTAATACTGTTTACTCCAGCAGATTCGGTATCAGTTTGAGAAAGTGCTACTGTAAACCTATCATTTTCTAAAGTAGTAATAAGAGTTTCGTATGCTGCATATAATGCTTCAGTAATATCATCGTCTTCTGTTACAGTTTCGATTGTTGTTGGAGTAGTTCCATTGATATGTACATATACTTTTTCAAAATCAGTGTACAAAGAATTCATATGATTTGCTAAAACAATTGATTCCACAGGCTCAGGATTAGAAGATACACTTTGATTGTAACCTTTATCTCCTGATCCAACTCCTAGTAAAGCTGATATTTTTCCTTGTATTTCATTGTAACGTGCTGCTGAAATTATTTCTGGCATACTATCTCTCCGTTGTAGTACTTATACTTTCAGCACACACTCGACTAATTTTTCTTCTGGGTCTGTATTTGTTTCTAATGCAATACCAACTAGAGCTCTTGTAGCTGTAGGCCCTGCAACGCCATCTTCCCAAGCGTATACTGGTGTACCTTTTTCAATTACTCCTTTGCAACGAACAGGCACACGGCCTTTAAGAGCAATTGCTTGTCCGTCGATTTCTGAATTCATTAGATATGCCGGATTCTCACTTATAACACCAATTGCTAAATCGCTTGATTTACAAGGTTTTGTTTCTGCACTAACGTCTTCTTCTGCTGCAAATTTTGCTTGTGACACTGTCATAACAGTACCAACTGGATGTTCTTCTTCGGTTGTATATTTTTCAGCTAAGTCAGCATACTGTGCTTGTGTAGCAGTACCGTTAAATAATACTGCTGTCAAGTTACCTGATGCATCTCTTGCTGCAATAGTATTTGGAGTTGCTGCTGTACTAGCAAGTCGTCCTGTGCCTGCAACATCTACATTTGTTGCTTTATCTGCTGTACCTCTAAAAGATGTTGCATGAATCTCCGCAAATTTTTCACTTGCGCCACCAATATTGTATACATTATCAGTTTCTGGATAAAGTCCGGCATCATCTGCTGCTACATTTCTAATAGAAACAATATTTACTGGCGAGCCTGCACCGCTACGCAATGCACCAAAAAAGATTTTATCTCCAACTTGGTTTTTAATGTTACCTTGATTTCCTGAAACAATGTTTACTAACAAATCATTGCCGGCGCCTACTGTAAATCCAGGATCACCAAAACGCACAAGATCACCACCTGATTGTGCATCCTTAAATGATAAATTATTAGCTGAAATAAAACTACTAGCTTCTAAACCATTAATTTTTAAAGCGTTACTTGCTGTACCCCATATAATAGGTTCATCTGCTGCACCTGAGACTGGATCTCCTATGCTGTTATCTGTAATACCATCTGTTCCAGTATTAACAAAAGTAATACCTCTTTTAATTAAGCTAAAACCTGTTAAAGCAGGAGTGCCATCTGGCTGTAATGTTGCAAGTGTAAATTCTTCATTTGAAATTACATATAAAGACACATCGTTAATTAATGCAACAATAATTGTTTTTTCGTTCTCAGCATTATCAAGCACATTAACACTGAGCATTTGTGTTGTACCGCTACCGGCAGATTGAGGACCAACAAGTATAAATTCTCCGCCAGCTGTTTTACCGTACAATTGATTGCTTGTACTACTCCACCAAAGGTCGCCTTCGTTTAATCCTACTGGTTCAGTAGCACTTACTTCAGTGCCGCCTGCTGTTTTCCAAGCACTACCTGTGTAAAATTTTAATTTTAAAGTGCTTGAATCATACCAAACTTGTCCGTCAATTGCTTTTACTGGCGCAGTAGTACCTGAAAAAGATTCTAAAAGGTGTAGATAATTTTCGTTTTGTACTTCGCCGTATCCGCTGTAATTTCGTCCAACAAACTTAATGTCTGTTGTTTGATCAATTGTGCCATCTTCAACTACTGTAAGTTGAGTGCCGTTATATCTGTTTACAATATATGCCATTCTTGTTGTTTCCTCGTGCTTAAACTATTTATCGCTAAACTGCTGAAGTACTGATCTCTCCTGTTGTAGGTGCCCATAAAGCAGATGCTATCTCCATAGAAATAGTTATTCGTGTTATTGTTAGGTTAACTGTTGCTGTTGGATCAGTGATTGCAAAATCACCAATTACGTTGACGTTTTGAACACCGGCACTATCAACAGCAGTTAGTGTTTTTGAAACACCGCTGTTAACATCAATAGGATCTGTTGTAGCTGTATAGTAATATGCGTGAATATTTGCAACGGTTCCATTCCTATCAGTGCTAGGTGTACTGATTTCTGATAATAATGTAGCAATGTTAACAAGTAATACATCATCACAAGTACCATCGCCGTATGATCCTGGATTGTATGTTGTGCCTATTCCTGTTACGTCTAATCCCATTACTACCGGTTGTGAAAGAATTGCATCATCAACATACTTTTTGTTTGTAACATCGTTATTTGCAGTAGGAGTAGCAACATTCTTAATTTGTTTTGCATTGGTTAATTCAATAGCATCAACACTGGTAATTTGTAAACCTTTTGTAGTTGAAATAGTATCATCGGTGATAGTCATTGTGTCACTACCACCACCGATTTGTAAATTAGTTAATTTGCCTACAGTTGTCAAACTACTGTTTACAACACTGCTACCTAATGTATCCAAAGAAAGAACATTTGCTGTACCGATAAAATAACTATCATTTAGTTTATTTAGAGCTATACCATGAGAACTTGTCCAATTATCCGTATCATAACTCCAAGTCCAACGTTTATCATCACCCGATACTCTAACAACTATACCAGCATCGTCTGCATCTATATCACTAATAAGTGTACTGTCGTCTGTAATTGCAAGTTCTATTTGCTTATCTTCGACACGCAAAGTAGCAACATCTAAACTTGTTGTATCACCTTCTACTAATATATTTCCTGTTACACGTAAATCGCCTGCAATGTCTACAGTATATTGGGGTAATGCATTTTGGAAAAATCCAACTTTCTTTTCACTTGAATCAAAATACACACTGTCTTCTAAATTGTTGCTGTTAAATGCAAGTTTTAGATCTTGATTGCTTTTTTGTATTTTGAAATTTGTTACAGCACCGTCTTGTCTGATATTTAAATCTAAATCATCACCAAGATACAAACCGTTGTCGTTTTTAATAATTATGTACCCTGTGGTAGTATCGTTACTATCAGCACTTAAAAAACTATTTTGATCGTAGACATTACCAAAATCGTCTATTAGATTTTTAGCAGATGTAGCACTACCTGTAAAAGTGTAATTACTAAACGCAGAACTAATGTTAAATCCTACTTGGAGATTTGTAAATCCTGCTATTGTAGGAAATGGTGTAAATGCATCTTTTGTTTCAATGCCAACAATTGCCCCATTAATAAATCTTTTAATTACTACTCTATTTTGCCCTAGTGTATCTTTTATTGTTTCAACAAAATCGCCTGTGCGTGATTGCGATTTATCATAATCCGGTCCTACTAATATTGTTTCAGTTCCGTTCCAAAAGAACATTTGATCTTTTGCACCGTCGATCCAAATATCTCCTGCAATTAATTCTGTTGGTTGTGTTGCACTGTAAATTGTGCTATCTGTACTTCTAAATGTTACACCATCATATACTTTTAATCTACCTGTAGAAGTATCATACCATAACTGTCCTCTAATTGGACTGCCAGGTGCAGTTGTGTTTGAAAAATTTTCAAGCATTTTGATAAAGTTTTCATTTATACTTTCACCAAATCCTTGATAGTTTTTACCTATAAGATTAATGTCAGCGGATGTAGTATCTAACCTACCGTCAACTAATTCTACTAATAGAGACCCGTCTGTTTTATTAAGTTTATAGGCCATTAGGTACCTCCGTAATATATAATAAAGTTAAGTGTTACATATGGATTTACAATGTTTATTGGAAGGTTTTGTAAATCAATTACACCACCACTAGTTTCTAATCTTGTGCCAGTACCAGAAGTATCACCGTTATTAGCAACACTATCAGTGCCACTATAAGTTGCTGTAGATGTAGCATAATATTGGTTATCATCGCCATCATTTAGATCGTGTTTGTGTTCTGGCAAGTTTTCTTGCATTACTGTAATTTCTTCATTACCAGCAGCATCGCCTATACCTGACACACCACTTGAAATAGCATTAGATGGTAACGATCCGCTTCCTATACCAGTTGCCATTGTAGGGAAACGTCCTCTTAAATCTGGAACTCTAAAATAGTTGTTGTTATCAGGTGCACCTCTATCTGTTGGACTACCATAATACCAAGTTGCTGAATTAGTAGGATCATATCCTAATGCTGTTTTTAAATTACCGTAAGTTGTATCAATAGGGTAGAAGCTGCCGTCACACAATAACCAATTAGCGGGTGCTGTTATTCCACCATACATAATAATTGTGCCAACTGGCATAGTATCAAAACTACCAAATAATTGACTTGGTGTTGCCTTTTCCAATATACCAGATGCATTGTTATAAATCAACAAAGTATCGTTTGTTTGATCAACAGTTGTTGCTAATGTTTGATCGCTAATAATTGCTGGTGCGGCTTGTGTTGAAAATGTTTTTGTGCTACCACCTGTTTGACCATCAAATACAAAACTGCTGCCTGTTATTTGTCCAGTCATACCAAATGTTGTTGTGCTGTTTAGTTTGCCTGTACTTCCAGCTGTGCCGCTTACATTACCTGTAACGTTACCTGTCAAATTACCTGTTATTCTATTTGCATATAATGTGTCAAAAGGTAATACACTGCTACCAATATTTCTAACATTTGCAGAATCAGGAATTAAGTTTGCAAGTGTAATATTACCATCAATAGTAGCATTGCCACCAACGTTTAAATTTTTTGTTATTCCTACACCACCAAGTGTTGTAATAGAACCTGTTGTAGGATTGTTGCTTTCTGTATCTCCTGTAACACTGATATTACTATCAGTTTTTATATTACCAATTACATCTAAACTTTCAGTAGGATTAAGATTGTTAACGCCTACATTAGTGTTACTTTTAATACGTAAAGGAACAGCAAGTGTTCCGTTGTTGTTAATACGCAAATCAATAGGTGCACCGGGTATACTGTTTTCAACAATACTATTATTACCCTCAACTAATAAACTTAATGTTTTTGCAGTACCAACTTCAATACCATCATTGTTTTTTACTTGAATTTTTTCAGATACTTGGTTTACGATATTGTTACGCATTACTGTGGTTGTTGGTATAGATGCGCCGTTGATAAGTAAATTTGCTGCTAGATCAGCAGTGCCATTAAATTTAGCAGTTGTTAAACTTTTGTTGAAATTTACACCTACTTTTAATGGTGTTGTAGCACTATATCCAGCAAAAGGAGTTCTTGGAGAGAACTCAACTCTTGTGTATATAGTAACTGGAATATTTTCTATATAATTAATAATTACAGGACGCTTAGGATTACCCGATTCTGTTGATTCTATTTCTTCTACAAGTGCTCCAGTTTTATTTTCATCAACATAATTTGGGCCTACTAATAACCAACCGCTTCCGGTATATAAATAAAGTTGACTTGTACTCGTGTTTACCCACAAGTCTCCTTTGACACTATTTGCTACTTCTGGTTCGAAAGCGCCTTTTTTAAGCCCACCTGCAGCAACCCAGTTTGTGCCATCATATATTTTAAGCTGATCTATTTCTTGTGTAGTGTCGTACCAAAGTTGTCCTTCAACTGGATTAGTAGGAGGACTAGCATTAGCAAAGTTTTCTAACAATTGTAAGAAGTTTGTATTTACTGCTAAACCATAATCAGTTATAAGCCTACCAGGTAAGCTCAAACTTGTATCGTTGTTAAAACTACTTTCTTCTACTGTGATTTCACCTTTGTTTGCTTGATCTGTGAAAGGAACTTGATATGACATTAAGTATTACCTCCACTTAAACTTTGTACTCTAACCGTGTAATCAATTTGTATAAGTCTGTTTAACGATTTTTGCACAGGATGAAAAATCACGTGTGTCAAAAGTCTGCCACTTCCACTAGGAGAATATCCAACTAATCCTAGTTCATCAAAAACAAATTGCGCTTCAGTATCTGCTGCTGTATCAAATGCATCTTGTCCATCTGGTTCACCATAATCTAGCAATGCACTTACAACAATATCAGTATAATTTGTACCTGTCACATGACGTGTTTCGATTTTATTTCTTTGTGGATCGACATTATTTACGGAACGGTCGTCGACTACTTTTTGATATGTTTGATTGTAAAGGCTGGCATTAGTACCAGTGCTGTTTGGTGTTAAGTATGTAATAATACCAGTTGGATCAACACTAGTACCACCGTTGCCAAACGCCATTTCATAGATAAAACCTTCTCCGGCATTACCTAAACTTTCAGCAAGACTGATACTCATATTTTCATAATGAATAGCATTACGCTTGTTTACAAATACGTGTCCAGAATCTGGATTATGTATTTTAATATGTCCTTCTATGTGTACGCCACTTTGTTCATTAATCATATTTTCATTCCGTTCCTATATTGTATTTATCGGGGTAGCGATATTGTTTTGTCTGTTATAAATTTAGCAATTTGATTTTCACTGTCTGCTATACTTTTTCCTGGATCTGTCCAAGTTTTTCCTGTTTTTCTAATTACTTCAATTATGGTTCCATTTGCAGGTGGATCAATATAATCTGCCAAATATAATGCAGTTACAGTGCTATCTCCCCACACAATTGTTTCCATTGTAACTTCTGGAGCACGAGTAACATCTGCTTCTGGTGAATCTTGATCTATTGTGTGGTCAAACTCTACTATATTATCTTTACGTAATCTAGTACCTGCTAAGAATACATCAATTTCATCAATACTGCTTGGTGTGAAATCAAGTATAAATTGTTTACTACTACTATCACCAATAAATGTTGTTTTTATAACTTCATCTTTGTATGGAATATTTTCTTCAATGCCTTGGCCTGTAACTTTTGTGCCTACTTCATAAGTAGATTTTACACCAGTGCCTAGTGTACCTCTACGTACCTGTCTTAACAAATTGCCATCCAATGTGTAATATTCAATACGTTCTTTATCTATCCATACAACACCTGGTGTACCTAATGCTTTATTAGGTGATTGTATACCAGTTGAGTCTTTTAATTGAATAACTTGATCATAATAATTCAAAGGTTGTTGCAATTCATATTCGTTTTGATTGTTTAATCTCTTATAATGATATCTATTCAACATATCTTTGAATATTCTAAATCCAAATTTTGGTTTACTTGTCTGTGCAGCAAATTGTAACACATCGATTTTATCATTTGGTAGTACTTTTTTATAAAGTTGTACACCGTCTTTTGCAGTAGATATTTTATAATCTTTTTGTGGAACTTGGATTTCTCCGTTTACAAATACCCAAACATAATTTGCACTCAGTGCTGGTTTTTGTAATTTAACAAAACCTTTACTCAATAAGTTTTTATCAATGTATTCTTGAGAACCAACAGGTGCTTGATTTGTATTCCATACAACATCATAACTGTTTCTTTCAAACTCATTAATGTCATGATTGCTAAACGTATACACACTAACTGTTTCCCAAGCATCTGGTGCTTCTTTTAAGACTAAATTATCTGTCTCAACCAGTGTTACATCTAGTAATTTTAAATCTGCTGTGCTTTCATCATTTGCAACCATTGCAGGAGTATCATCAGTGCTTTTTAATTCAAACAAGTCTCTAACATATCCTTGTAGTTCAATAGTCATATTATCACCATCACGAGTAAAACTTTCTACTCTTGCATTAACTATTGTGCTATCGTCTGTTAATCTAAATGACACATCTTGGTCTCTTACTAAGTCGTCAAGTGCAGAACCATTTTCAATTACAACTTGTGTGTTAAAGAAGAAATACTCTGCATCTCTTATAATAAAAATTTCTAATTTTGCACCAGGAAGTGCAACATTGTTTGACAAAATTTCAACCCTGCCATTTAGAGGATCATAATTCCATTCTTCATCTGATAATAAAACTTCATCTAAATAAACAATAACATCTTTACTGTCAATTGCAGTAGTATCTTCAAATTGCCAGGCTTGAATGTCATACTGTCTCGCTATAGTTGTAGTATAACCAATTCTGTATCCCGGATGTAAAAACTTTGACCCTTTTTCACGCTGTACTAATACATTGCTTGCATATGGTTTTTTCAAAGAAGGTACAGCAACATCGTTTGTAAATCTGTGTGTAATGTTTAACCCATCAGTAACCATGGTTTTATCGATAACCATTTCACTAAACTGATTTAGTTTTTCACTATACACAGTGTATCCAATTACAGTGCCTTCATCTAAAACGGTAGGAAATTCTAAAGTACCAAATCCATCAGCATTAGTATCATATCCGTACTGTGTAGCAGGTTCTTGTTTGACTCCATTCACAGTAACAAAAGTACTTTGTTCTTCTGTAAAACGTATGGGCAATTCGTAATATGTATTTGTCCCATCTGCAATAATATTATCACTATCTAAAATATTGACTCCGTTGGTTCCAATGCTTACAATTGTTAAATTTTTGTTTGCAGCGATTGCAGAACTATCTGCTAAACTTAGAAGTCTAGTTTCAAAATCTAGTTTTAAATCAGCATTGTCTATAACTTCACCTTCGACTGTTACAACCACAGTATTTTCTGTCTGCGGAAATGCGTCAAATTCCCATTCTATTGTTGTGCCATCTGTAAGATAACTTCTTGTAGAAATAATACCTTGTCCTTCGCTAACACGACTGTAAACTTGAATATCAACTGCATCTAAAACTTGGCCAGGTACTTGTTCTTCAGGGCCTTTACTAGTAGTTGGTGTAACAAATCCATCTCCATCCACAACAATATCACCAGGATCTATACCTGTTGCTGTGGTATACTGAAATCCTCCACCTTGTAAACTAACGTCAAATGCTGTGCTTTCAGGTGTAAAGCTACCGTCGCTGGTTGATTTTCTCACAACAATTACATCATCAGCTTTTGTAGTAATCACATCGCTATCTAAGAATATAGTTAATGAAATATCGTCACCTTGTGGTGATACCATTTTTGCATTAGGATTAGTTCCTGTAGCAGGATATGCAGGATCATCAATACGCACATTGTTTAAATAAACATTGTATGTGACACCCGATTCTAATACTTTAGACAAATTAACTATTTGTGTACTTCCGTCTAAAACAATTATTTCATCTTCATTGTTTATATCATAGGTATCAAAATCAATGCCAAATCCTTGTAAGTCCCAACCTAGACTTTCTCCAAATCCAATGCTATCAACTTGAACTCCACCATAATCAACTCCGTCCATTAACTGAGATAATTCTTTACCTGGCATTCCGGTTGTTGGATTGTAGAAGAAATTAATTCTATCCGCTGCTGTCAACAAGTCAGTTGATTTTTTATAATTAATAATTACTTCTGCATTATTTGCAGGTGCATTAGTAAAAGTTATTCTTCCTGTGTATCTTTCATAACTTCTTGTTTTATCTAATTCGTTTGATATTGTAAAATCACTTATTAGTTGGTCTACGCCTCCTACAGTAATTGAAATATCTGCACTACGAGTACTCAAAGGCCACTTCAAATTAAATTCTGTTAAGCCACCATTGCCAACAAATGTTTCTGTTTCGTCTAAAGTTGTGAACAAGTAATTGCCTGAAACTCTATCAAATTTCATTAACATATGTGTGTTACGCACTAAGTTATTGCCTATAACAGCATAAACAATAGCCTCTTCGCCATCTTCATTTAATCCACCATTAATAGTAACTGTAGGTGTATTGAAATATTTTGCACCAACAGTATCTACTTCAATATAACCAATGCTGTCACCACTTAGATAAGCAAAACCTTCAAGTGTTGGACCACCGCCTCCTTCGACTGTGATATTCGCAGTGTTTACATATCCGCTTCCGCCACTGTAAATCACAAATTCTTTGATTTCAAATCCTACATTATCATACCAATTACGTTTTGGATATTCTAAAACTTCGCTGTCAACATTTTCAAAATTATTGTTTATAAATTTAATTGCTTCAGGTACAACCTTTCCTACCACAGGATCATAACTTGGAGGCAAATCAAAATCAGTGACGTTGGTTTGTGTTGGTTCAATCTTTTCATAAGCACTTACATATTCTCTAATCTTTGTACTATAAGGTTTTACCTCACTGATATACTCCTGATAATTTGGTAAGTTATCATTTTGATATGTGATTTTTTGCGCAAGTTCACCTACATTGTGTTTTGCGGTTACAAAACTAGATTTGAATATCCAGTCTACATCAATTTGTTCACTAATAGCATATCTTACACTACTGAAGAATAATTTGTTCCATTCAACTTCTAATTGATCTACAAACAAATTATTTTGAATCGTATTTAAAATAATACGTGTTTCTTGTGTAGGTTCTCTATCATAGAAACTTGTGTCATAAATTTGCTTATCATAACCTACAGATTCGTTTTGATACAATGTTGTTGTAAATTGAATTGTACCATTTTGTCTACCAATAGTTTTATAATTTACAGTATAATCAACATTTGATTGATTGTCAATCTTTTCTAACAACAACCAGCCGCCTGTGCCTATGGTTTCAATTTTAATAACACTACCAATTATGTCATCTAAACTTTCTAATTCATATGCACCTGGAATAATAAAGTTTATTGCTGTTTCTGCATTATATCCTTGTGCATACCAATCTTCATAGTTCCAATAAAGTGTAGTGTCGTAATCTTGTATTTGATTTCTAAACCACTCGCCTGTACTTGCAATCCAGTTGTAGATTGCCCAGAAACCACCTATGCTAGAATCGTTTTTAACAAGTACACTAAATGGACGTACAATCAATGTTGTGTTATCTAAATAATTTTTACCACCATTTAAGATTTCAACACTTGTAACTTGTCCTAAGTTGTTTATGTATGTTTTAATTTCTGCACCATAACCTGTGCCTTCAATTGTTACAGTTGGGCCATCTCTTGTTGCACCGCTGGTATAATTACTGTCAATATAGCCACGCCCTGCATTTGTAATTTGTACTTCAGTTATCGTACCGTCTTCAATAATCGGTGTAAGAACAGCCTGTTCAATTTTTGCAGTACCAATAAAACGTAATAAATTTTCACTTTCTATTTCTGTATCCCATAAATGACTATATTTGCTCGGAGCAGGATCAATTTGTTGCAATGGTGATATATCAAACTCATCAACAACTACATAACCTTTCAAAACACCATTTACACGCTCAACAATCTGTTTGAGTGCTTCTTTACGGTTTACAAACATACTTTGGTTTGGTTCATTTAAAATACCAAAACGTCTAGCAATACTTACTCTAGTATCTGGCAATTGAATATTTTGTTCATTGTATCCAACAAGACTATCTACCCATTTGTCAACAATGTCTGTATTAGGTTTGCTACTTGCTAAACCTTCTGTTAACAATTGGTATTCGCTATGTATATTATTTTCTTCATTATCAGAAACTGAATAATCAATATGTAAAACTGTATTTTTATCTTTGATTAAATTTTTAACATTGTGTAACGCAAATGTTTGACTGTCAAAAAGATTAATATATCTGTATCCTTGTCCTGCAGGATCTTTAATTAAATTTTCTACATTATTTGCGCTAATATTTCTGCCATAAGTGTTTGGAACAGTAGTCTTTCCTTTGACCCAGAAGTAATATCTAGGCACTGCAATACCTGTTATTGCATCATATGTGTTTGTAATTGTATATGTATCATCGCCGTATAAACTTAAACCACTTATACCATCTGCTAAACCTTCGGTTGTATCTGCTATACTGTCCCATTCGCTGGGTAGATATTCACTTTCTACCCATTCGTATACGTCAATATCAAACCCTGGCACTATTTGATTCCAATAGTTGGATTTATATTGTATATCTCCTTGATATGGTGTATACCATTTTACAGTATCTATATTCCACCATAGCTTTCCAACGTGTTCTTTGCCCCATAAATCAGCAGATCCTGTATTTGTCGATCCAGTGTTATAAACAGCAGGATCATAATATAATTTGTAAGATATTTCTTGCTCTGCTGGTCCAGCAATACGTCCTTGAATCGGATCAATAAAATCTAAATATGTAATTAAATCTTTTGTTGTTTTGTCGTATAACCACACACCTTTAACTTTTGCTAGATTGACATATCTATCAACTTCGGCAGTAAGTGTCCAAGCTGTTGCACCTATGTTAGTTCTAAAATCTTGTATGACTCCAACATTGTTAGTACTATCTCCTAAAATAACATCTAGTGGTTGAGATGGCGCAACCATATACAGGTGGTTTCTATTCAAATATCCATATGCTCTATTTGCCTGTGTCACATCTGTACTTGTAAATAATTTTTCAGCATAGATCATTCCGTCTTTTGTTTCGTTCAAAACTTCATACAAATATACTTGCGAATTGTCTTTTACTGCGTCAATTATTTGTGTAGTAGAATTGTCAAAAGTTGTAGGAGTTTCTAATGGTGTAGATGTGTCGTCTTTAACATATCTACTGCCAAGTGAAGTGATTGCTCCAGGCAATAATTCGCTGTATGAATCAAATGTTGTTTCAAATTGAGTATCACCACGTTCGCTTGTAACTGCTAGACGTGTATCTTCTAAATCAACATATACTCCAAATCTGTTGTTCTTTTCTCCATCAGGTGAATATAATTCTTGGTCTAATGCAAATTGACTGTTTTGTAATTTGTATAGGTATACTTTACCATTAAGTATTCCGGCAGCATCTGAATTAGGAGCACCAATTGCTAATCTAGATCCGTTGCTGTTTAATGAAATACTATATCCAAAAAATTCGTTGTCAACTGGAGAATCAATATTTTGGTCAAAAACATATCTGTTGTTTTGTTTTCTATATATAGCAACACGATATTCACTACCAGATAAAACGCCTGATAATGCTAACACTTCACCATTTTCACTTATATCATATGTGATACCAACATCACTTGCTAATCCAAAACCACTACTATCTTCATTATATAAATCTGTTGCTTCGTCGAGATCAGATGTTACATAACCAGTATAATCAACATAAGTATCAAGCTGATTCCATAAATTTGAATCAAAGGGATTACCTGCCGGTACAAGTGTATTAGCTTGATACAAACTACCTAAGTAATACACAATTTCATTTTCAATATATTTTCTTACAGTGTTCCATTCACCTCTATAACTTTCATCAATATTATATCTGTAAGATTCAACATCATTATCTACTTGGTTTGTAATGATATATACTCTACCATTATCAGCTAAACTTCTAATATACAAATGATAATCAAAATCATTAGGAGACACAACTTTTACACCGAGTCCAAATTTTTCATCTGTACCAGGAGCACTGCTCAATATAATGTCAACTAATTCAAAGTTATTATCAACAAGTTTTTTATAAATGTAAACAACACCTTGATTTGTATACTTGCTCGGTAATGCTGCTGCATCTGCTTTTATAATTTCTACTTTTTGCCAATCTTGGCTATCTAAGTCTATTGTACTACTTTCAACTGTTACATCTCTTAGAGCTTGCCAAAGTACACCTTTGCTACTTACAATATCACCTGCAACATATGCGTCTAAAGGATCTAACTCACCCAAGTATCTACTCTTAACATTAGTTGCTGTAGGTGCGCCAACATATAGATATTGTCCGTCTGCAGAAATATCTACACTAGATCCAAATTCTCCGTCATCATGATAAGTTGTGATAGCATCTAATGTTTGCGATAATTTAAAATCTAATGCTTCGCTACTTCTTGTATAAATGTAAACTCTTCCGTATCCTAAATCAGGAGCACCTACGGCCATTATTGTGTTATTGTAACTTGCAGATACACTACGTCCGTATTTGTAACTGCTTTCTTCGGGTGCAGTAATAGTTTGTATTTTTTTTCTAATAGGAGCATTATCGTATACTCCACTAACACCATTACAAATATCATCAACCCACATTCTATCATTATCTAAATCGTAAGTTTTTAGGATTGCATTAATGTCTACAAGTTCATTTACTCTACGAGAATTAAATTCAGTTACAATACCAAGTGTACTATCTTCTATATTGATAAAATCTGTGCTTATTGGTGTATCTGTTTCAATTTCAATATTAGGCATTATAACTGTAGAATCTTCACCACTTATAGTGTTTGGTTGAATATTTGTTACAAGCCAGAAACCATTTACTTCATCATCAATGTTGTTAACACCTATAATAGAATTTTCTGCAAAAGTTATAGGTTTATTAAAATATATTTTGAAACCTAGATCTGTTTTTTCAACAAATGTAACACTTATTGGAGCAATTACGTGTTTATATACATTCCAACTTGTTCCGCTTTTAGGAACCCAAATATATGATCCTACATCTACAGATTGTAGCTCTAAAGATAAAATGTCTTCATATGTTTTTGTAATAAAATTAATTTGGTCTAATTTTACATACCCGCCTGTTTTTGTATACTCAGTTACAGCTTCTAATGTAGGTAAAAATAAACCTGTATCATAATTGTCGGGAGCGATTAAAACATCTGCTTTTTTATATTGATAGACTAAATCAGTTTTTGTGCTATCAACTTGATTTACTAATTCTATTAACTGTGGTTCTATTCTAAATTGCTTTTCATCTAGTTGGAATTCAACTTCATCAAAACTTTTTACTGCACCGTATTGTCCAACACGTAATGCCCATTCTTCATAAAGTTCAATGCTATCTTGATTAGCACTGCCTAGTTTGTCAAACAGTTTAGTAACACTGTTTGATGTTCCTTTGTCTTGGATAAAGCCTTGATAAAATTTATATTGACTTACATCATCCTGTATGATATTAGATAGGTAATTTCTTTTTTGATAACCAATTAAATGCTGTGCTAGACGTTGTTGTTCCGCATCAAAATTATCTGTATCTAAATCATAAAAATCAGCAAATTGATTTGCTCTATAATCCCAATTAGGTTTTAATTCATTATTTGGTTTTTCTGGTAACAATGTCCACAAATTATTATCAAAGTCTTGTACACCAGTATGTGTAATATTTGCAGCGTAATAAAATTCTTTAAATTTTACAAGCTCGCCAATTGTGTAATCTTTATATGATTCCCATTCTGATACTTTAGCATCATCGTAAATAAATCCGGGAATATTTAATCCACCATTCCATTCATCTGTTCTATAACCTACTACTTTTAATCTTTCTTGCCTATAACCCGTACTAGGACTATAAATTGTATCATTAAAAATAGTTGTATTGTCTACAAATATAGTGTGTTCTTTTTGTATCAATGGTAATTTAATTAGGAAAATTCCATTGTCTTCTGAACTTATTTGGAAACCATTGTTATTATCTCTATATACATTAAACAAGCCACTATTTAATTTATTTCCATTTTGATCAAGTATAGGATAGTTGTAAAAACTATTAAAAACATTATCAACAGAATAATATTCTCTTGTAAACTGTATATTATTTGCAGCTGGGCTTAGAGTGATAATACTACTTGTTGCCCAATTTTGCGTTGACCAGAACAAAAATTCTTTAGCAGCAAGTGACCAATTTTCAACCGCATTAGTAGCATTATTAAAATAATCAAAACTAAATCCTAATTCAATTAAGTAAGTTTGATATCCTAATAAAAAATCTACAACATCTTGTATTTCAGGTAAAATAGTTCCATAGTTTAAAACATAAGTATTGGTATCAAACTTTTTCCTAAATGTTGCATTTACTCCACCTACTTGAGGTAGTTGGGGTAATCTTGTATATTTTGTATCATCAAATGTATTTTCGGATGTATGATTTACATTTACTCTGTAATATACTTCATTGTACTTTATAATTTTGCCAGCAATGTAAGTTTGATTTTCGCTCCAAGTAGCAAAACTTTCACTTATGCCACCAACATTTACGCTAGGATCACTGGCTGTTTCTATAGACTTGTTATAATAAAAGAAAGGCTGTGATTTATCATATCCATTAATTTTAAAACCTTTAGATGTTTTTTCTACAATGACACCACTATATGTCACAATCTCTTGAGGAGATGAACTTCTAAAAGTTAAATTATAATTTTCAAAAGGTACAAATACATTTCCTTGGCTTAATGGAGTTTTACTATCTAAAACTAATTTTAATTTTTCTTTATTTGCATATCCTGCTAATTTAAATCCAATTTTGTTTTGAATATTTTTAACGTCCGAAATATATTTGTCATATGTAAACTCAGTGTTTAATCCTACATAGAATCGAATGTACTGTACTAATCCTCCAGAAATTACTGAATCTACTCCTGGAAACACAAGGTTTGAAAGATTTATACGTTTGTTAGTATCTGTATAAACTAAATTACCACTTATATCTCTTGAAATTCTTGATCTATCAAAGCCTATACCAATTGTATGAGCAGGACGTAATAGAACCATTGCTACTAATAATGCAAAAGGATAATCACTACTTCTTCTCCAAGCAGTTTCTTCTGGCGCATGATCTCCGAATTTAAATGCTATACTTTTTTGTGGTGCAAAACTGAAGTTTTGAGCATATCCACTTTCCAAAGGAGAAAGTAGTTGCCCATTTTCGTTTACAGGAATATGTTTTAATAAATTTGATCTTACGTATTTTGATCTTACCTTTACAGGTTGTCCTGGTTCTCTTACTATACCGTTTTGTAAATCATTCCATAAAATAAGATTGTTGCTTGTATAAGGAGCAGGACCATAAACATCAGTCCACCATAAAGGCTCTGAACCAAAACCTAACATTTCCCAAGGATGTGTATGAGGTCTGTCGGTATCAAATGCTTGAATATATACACCTCTCCAAAATCCTGGTAATTTTTCATTTTTTAGATTTGTACTTCTACTATAATTGTAGGTAAATGTATTTCCTAATCTGTTAAAAGAATTATCTGTATAATCTGCTACTTTTGCAACATCTAACCATTTTACAAAATCTGTAATAATAATATTATCTATGCTTTGTTT